CAAATGCTGGTTATGGATATACAGTTGCTCCATCAGTAAGATTTATAGGTGGAGGTGGTAAAGGAGCTGCGGCTACAGCTACGATAGGAGATGGAATTGTTGATGAAGTTGTATTAACTAACAATGGTTCTGGATACATAAATCCACCTACAATTACATTTACTGGAATTTCCACCGTTTCTGCAGCGGCGACAGCAATTGTATCAACTGCAGGTTCAATTACAGCGATTCGTATGATAGATGCTGGACTTGGTTATACACTTCCACCCGTCATTACTATAGCTCCCCCATCATTCCTTTCCTCCGGAAATTTTGTCGTGAATGAAACTGTAACAGGTTCTCTGAGCAATGTCACCGCAAGAGTTAGATCATGGAACTCCGTTACTGGTATTTTACAAGTATCAAACGTTACTGGAGATTTTGTCACCGGAGAAAATATTGTTGGAACTTCTTCCAGCGCAACACACTATTTGCGTTCAATAGATGTTTATCCAGCAAAAGATGGATTTACTGCAAATGAAGAGATAGAAGAAGAAGCAGATAAAATTATAGATTTTAGCGAAAGAAATCCTTTTGGAATGCCATAGGGATATAAATATTAGTTATTAATTTGGTTAAATAGTAGTATTATAAGTTAGTTCTATGTTTGAGTACTTTTATCACGAAATATTAAGAAAGACAGTAATTGCATTTGGTTCATTATTCAATAATGTGTCTATTAAGCACAAAAATGATAGTGATCAAACTGTTAGTGTTATAAAAGTACCTTTAGCATACGGTCCAACTCAAAAGTTTTTGGCAAGAATAAATCAATCTCCAGATTTAAATAGACCAGTTCAAATTACATTACCAAGAATGTCATTTGAATTTACTGGTTTAACATATGATTCAAGTAGAAAATCAACTACAACACAAACTTTTACAGCGAAGTCGGAAGTAGACGGAAAAGAAATTAAAAAGGTATATCTTCCGGTTCCATACAATATGCAATTTGAATTGAGCATAATGGCCAAACTCAATGATGATGCTCTTCAAATTGTAGAACAAATTTTACCATATTTTCAACCAGCATATACAATGACTGTTGAATTGGTTGATCTTATAAATGAAAAAAGAGATATTCCCGTTATTCTTGAGAATATTACAATGCAGGATGATTATGAGGGAGACTTTACAACAAGAAGAGTTTTAATTTATACCCTCAGATTTACAGCAAAAACATATCTATTTGGACCTGTTTCTTCTGCAACAAAAGATACTATCAAAAAAGTTTCTATTGGTTACATTTCTGGAGATCCTACTACAACTCCAACAAGAGAAGTTGTTTATTCAGTTGAACCAAGAGCAATTAAAAATTATACTGGAACTGTTATAACTAATTTGTCTACAGATATTTCTACAACAGACACCACAATAATTGTAAATGATGCGTCTACAATTTCTACGGGAACATATTTAGATCTTGAAGGGGAAGAACTATACGTAGTATCTAAGATAGATAATACACTCACAGTTCAAAGAGGCAAAGACAATACATCGATAACGTCTCATTTAGCAGGTGCTCAAATTAAATCAATTGCGGCAGCAGATAATGCTTTAGTTGAAGAGGGAGATGATTTTGGTTTTAGTGGAAGTGTAATTTGATAGAATATGAAAATGTCCAAAAAATTTGATAAACTTAATGAAACATTTAATGTCGATGGCGAAATAGTTCCCATTGAAACAGAATCAAGTAGCGTTATAGAAAGAATAGAAAAAGTATCTTCAACTGCAGATGATATTAAAAAGGATTATGATTACACTAGAGGTAATCTATATTCTTTGATTGAAAAGGGTCAAGAGGCAATTAATGGAATTTTAGAATTGGCTCAAGAAACAGAAATGCCAAGAGCCTATGAAGTTGCGGGACAATTGATTAAAAATGTTGCAGATGCAACAGATAAATTAATGGAACTACAAAAAAAATTAAAGGATATAGAAGAAGAAAAAGTAAAAGGACCAACAACGGTTAATAATGCTTTATTTGTAGGTTCTACTGCAGAACTTGCAAAACTTTTAAAACAGCAAACGGAAAATGAAAACGTTTAAACAGTTTCAAGAAGACTGGACTAATAAATATAAAAAGAGTATTGACTGCTCAAATCCGAAAGGATTTTCTCAACGCGCTCACTGTGCAGGAAGAAAAAAAAGAGCTAAAGGTGAAAAGACTAAATCAAAACCAGTTGAATAATGCCTCAAATCAAGTCCCATAAAACAGTTGAACAAATTGCAAAGAAGCATCGTCTTGATGTTTCTTTCATACAAAAGCAGCTTGATATGGGCGAACCTATTGAGCATGAACATACAAAAGACCATGAACTTGCAATGGATATTGCTCTCCAACATCTTGATGAAATTCCAGATTATTATACTCGTTTGAAAAAGATGGAAGCAGATGCTAAAAAGCATCATAAAAAGTTTAAAGATGTAAAGGAAGATGTTGATGGTGTTGATGATATGGACTCTCCAATCCAATATCACAATGCACATTCTGTGCATTTAGAATATGATAAAAGGTACTGCCCAAAGTGTAAAAAAGTACAGTTGAGAAGTGAGTGTAAGTATGGACCAACTTGCTGGGATATATACTCAATTCCCGCAAAGTTAAAGGAAGAAACTAAATCTGGAGATGAAGGACTTCATGATTGGTTTGGAAAATCAAAATCATCTGATGGCAAAAAAGGATGGGTTCAACTTGGTGGTAAATGGGCAGGCAAACCATGCGCTCGTCAACCTGGACAAACTTCAACACCAAAGTGCGGAAGTTCTAAGATGAAAAGAAGTTTAAGTGCTAAAGAAGAAGAAGCAGCAAGACGTAGAAAAAATATTCAAGATCCAAACCAACCACAAAAGACTGGTGGAGCAAAACCAACAAACGTTAGAACTGAAGAGATGGACTTACAGGAAGTAAAAGACAAACCAGCTAAAGGTAGTGGTAAAAAAGATGCCTGTTACCATAAGGTAAAGTCTAGATATGATGTTTGGCCAAGCGCATATGCTTCAGGAGCACTCGTAAAGTGTCGTAAGGTTGGTGCTGCAAATTGGGGAACAAAGTCGGAGGAAACTATGCACGAAGAAGAAAGATATTGTCCATTGTGTGATAAAAGAGAGACTAGATCGGAGTGTTCATATGGAGGGAAAACCTGGGATAAAGTCTCAGTCAAAGATGAAGAATACTCCATGGCAAGGTCTGAACTTAAAACAATTGAAAATGCTGTAAAAAGACTTCAATTAAAAGTTGGAAAGGGTGAAGGAGATTTGGAAGCATGGGTGCAGTCTAAAATTACCAAGGCAGCGGATTATATTGACACTGCTGCAGATTATATTGCAAGTGGAGAGATGGAAGAACAAAAATTGGTTGATAAACTTATGGATGAAATGAAATGTTGGCCAGGATATAAAAAGAAAGGAACACAAAAACTTTTTGGAAAAAAATATAACCGTTGTGTGAAGGCGGAAGATGTGACAATTGAAGACGCAGATGGAAACACTTTTGCTGAAGTTGTTGACTTAATCAAACCAGAACCAATTAAAGGATTCAAATCTCAAGTAGATGAGGCAACAAGACTTCAAGCACAAACAGGTAACGTTGTTGCAGTAACTCTTTCTTGGAGAGGAAAATATTATTCTATGAAGATGTTTTTCCCTCAAGTCAAGACACCATCAAGAAAAGAGATTAATGATGAACTTCAAAAAGTTTATCCCGGTTCAATGGTTGTCTATCATTCAATTTCAGAAATTCAACCAGGACAACCACTAATTCAAGTTTTTGGACCACAAGGTGGTAGTGCTGCAAAACCAGGTCCAAATAAAAATTATGTAAAACCAATGGGTGAAGAAGTTGAGATTGATGAAGATTGGCAGAAAGTAAACCGTCAAGATAGAACTGCTGGATTGAGCAAAGATGCAGTCGCTGCTTATCGTAGAGAAAATCCAGGTTCAAAACTTCAAACCGCAGTAACTGAAAAAAATCCAGAAGGCAAAAGAGCAAAACGTCGTGCTTCTTTTTGTCGTCGTATGAAGGGAATGAAGTCAAAACTTACTTCAGCAGAGACTGCAAGAGATCCAGATAGCAATATCAACAAAGCACTTCGTCGTTGGAATTGTAATTAATAAGTAGGTTTTCGTTATGTCAAATGATGTTTATCTTGGCAATCCTTTATTAAAAAAGGCAAACACGCCAATAGAGTTTACACAGGATCAAATTATTGAATTTGTCAAGTGTAAAGAAGATCCCGTTTACTTTGCTAAAAATTATGTAAAGATTGTAACTCTTGATAAAGGGTTGCAACCTTTCCAAATGTATCCTTTCCAGGAGAAGTTAGTTAATAACTTCCACAATCACAGATTCAATATCTGCAAGATGCCACGACAGACTGGCAAATCAACCACTGTCGTGTCCTTCCTGCTCCACTATGCCGTCTTTAACGACAATGTTAACATAGGTATCCTTGCAAACAAAGCAGCGACTGCAAGGGAACTCCTAGATAGGTTACAGACCGCATATGAAAATCTACCCAAGTGGATGCAACAAGGCATTATATCTTGGAATAAAGGTTCTTTGGAATTAGAAAATGGATCAAAGATTCTGGCTGCTTCTACGTCTGCAAGTGCTGTCCGAGGCATGTCATTCAATATCTTGTTCCTCGACGAATTTGCGTTCGTTCCAAACCATATTGCAGATTCCTTCTTTGCATCTGTTTATCCTACTATTACTTCTGGTAAGAGCACGAAAGTAATCATCGTTTCTACACCACACGGTATGAATCACTTCTACCGCATGTGGCATGATGCGGAAAAGAAGAAGAATGAATATATTCCAACTGATGTTCACTGGAGTGAAGTGCCAGGTAGGGATGAAGTATGGAAAGCTCAAACTATTGCAAATACATCTGAGCAACAGTTCAAGGTTGAGTTTGAATGTGAATTTTTGGGCTCAGTTGATACTTTAATTTCACCATCAAAACTTAGAAGTCTCGTTTACGACCACCCAAAAACCAGCAGTGGCGGTTTAGATGTTCATGAAGATGTAGTGGATAATCACGACTACTTAATTACTGTAGACGTTGCTAGGGGTGTGGGAAATGATTATTCTGCTTTTACTGTGGTTGACATTACT